ACGCAAATTCAAGTGATTGGAATAATGGTGGTACAACATACGAAAACAATGCGGCAACATCGCCCGAAGGCGTAGATAACGCAATTAAAGTAAGTGAGGACACATCAACTGCATTTCATTATTTAGGTAGTCAAAAAACGGGAGTAAGTACGGCAGGTGATTACGCAATCAGTGGATTTATTAAAAAAGGAAGTCGTAGATACGCAGGATTGCGAGGTGTTACAAATGGCTTTGTCAATAGATATTTTGTACTCGTTGATTTAAACGATGGAAGCGTAGTTGATACAAACACATTTGGAAGCGGTGTAACGTGGTCGCATAATGTTACTGAATACGCCAATAGAAATAACGGGAGGGCATACAAGCGGAACGATTGACGCAACTTTTGGATTGAGCGATAGTGATTCACCATCCTATACGGGAGGATTACCAGTTTATAACGGAGTAAGTGGTGAGCATATTTTTTGTTATGGTTTACAGATTGAGGCTGGAAGTTACGTTTCATCATACATCAATTCATACGGAACAAGCACGACCAGAGTGCAAGATAGTTGTTCTAAAACGGGAATAAGTGAGTTGATAGGGCAAACGGAGGGTACGTTGTTTGTTGAATTTATGTTTAACAACAAAGGCGATGCAGGTGTAGATGCTTCATTCTTTGCTATGCAAAACTCATCGGGTTCATCATATCTAAACATATATAGATTAAACACAACTCTTGCTTTTAGATTGTTTGACAATGGTTCAAATCAGTTTTTTCATACTGAAACACCTGCTAATGAAACCTTATTAAAGGTTGCATTCGCTTACAAGCAGAATGATTTTGCTTTGTACATAAATGGCGTACAAGAAGTTCTTGATACAAGCGGTAGCGTTGGAGCAATGAGTGAAATACATTTAGCAGGATTTAGTGCAGGAGATAACATTACAGATAACTATCAAACAATCCTATTCCCTACACGTTTAACCAATGACCAATTACAAGAATTAACAAAATGAGTTTATTAAATAAAGCATCATTAATACAAATACCATCGGGCTACAAAGATGGCACGTTATATAGTGCCAAGCCAACTAATGGCGATGGGGATTTCACCTTTAGTCGTGGATCAAACTTAGCGGCAACAAGAATTAATAGTGAGGGGTTAATTGAGAAGGGTAGAGAGAATCTGTTGTTGCAAAGTAATGGGTTTAATCAAGCAGGTTGGGGTATATCAAGCGCAACTATTACGGGAGGGCAATCAGGGTATGATGGCTCAAGCGATGCGTGGTTATTAGATAGTAGTTCGGAAGGATATTTATTTCAATATCCAACATCTTCAAATGTTGGTACTTTAAGTATTTATGCTAAAGCAAACTCTGTTAATAATTTACGATTAAGAACTTTTGGTGCATCAAGCAACGCAGAAGGTTTTTTTGATTTAGCAAATGGAGTTGTAGGTTCATCAACTAATTTAGTTGATTTATCTATTGAATCTATAGGTGGTGGATGGTATAGATGTTCTGTAGTATATGATAATGCACCTTCATTGATACGGATATACCCTTCCGTTAGTTCAAGCACAAGTTCAGGAACTATTGGTTCAATCTACATTCAGGACGCTCAGTTGGAAGTCGGTTTAGTTAGTACGGACGTAATCACTACAACCACCACAACAGAACAAGCGGGTATTCTTGAGGATATGCCACGCCTTGACTATTCGGGTGGGGCGAGTTGTCCGAGTTTACTTTTAGAGCCTCAGAGGAGTAACCTTGTAACGCAGTCAGAGTACATTGGGGCTTGGACAGAAAGTGCATTAACAATAACTGATAACAATGCAACTTCTCCAGAGGGTGTTTTAAATGCTGCTAAATTAACATTGCCAAGTGGTTCTGCGACAAAAAGAATTGCATTAGGCTCAATGCCAGTTACTGCCGTTGCAAGGTCTTATTCTTTCTTTGTTAAAAGTAATGATATAACTGCGGTTCAATTAGTTCATAGTGGAGATTTACAAGGATATGCAAGATTTGATATTTCAACGGGCGTTGTTGGTTCATCGGGAACTAAAACAACAAGTAATATAGAAGATTACGGCAACGGATGGTATAGATGTATTGCTAATTTTGATTCAAGTAATGCCTTTGGTTCTACTATATATTTATACATAAGCGATAGTGCTACGGGTAGTTATGGTGGTTCAACATCAGCAGAAGGTGATTTGTTTGTTTATGGTGCTCAATATGAAGAAGGCTCTTACCCCACATCCTACATACCTACCTATGGAAGTAGTGTAACGAAATCGAAAGATAGTTTCCAAATGAATCTTCAAAGTCAAGGTATCTTTGATGGAAGTGATACTGAAGGTGTTTTGATGGTTGAATATGAAAAACCAAATACACTGGAAAATGTAGACTTAATGAGGTTTATGGGAGCAAGTGCAGTAGGTAGAGCATTTATATATAATAGCGGTGTAAACTTTGCAGTAGATTGGTCAGGAATTAGTTCAGGTGTAATTGACCACGATAGTAATAACAAGACTTTATGGAGGTTAAATTCATTGTCAACGGGAAATGTGTTTCACAACGGCACTAAATTAACAGGAAATTCAACAGGTACTGCTTGGAGTGATATTAGATTATTAAGATTTAATATGGAAGGAGCGGGAGGTGTGCTACGCATCAAGCAAATACTTTTATTTCCAACCGCTCTAACCGATGCCGAGTGTATCGAATTAACAACAATATAAAATGTTCAGAAAATACGAATTTAAATCAGAAACAGAAGCCAACACCTTTATCGAAGCATTAGGCGTTGACGAGGAAGGTAACCCAAGCCATCCTCATAGCGTCGTAAGATTGGGAAACATAGTCCTAACCGAAGGCACATACGATTCAGAAGGCGAGGTAATTACCGAACCCGTACTATCAACCAACTATCACGTTGATGTATTATGGCAAGGTGATGCGGTAAGTTCTTGGGATAACAAAATGGTGTGGTGTAAGCCCGTCGGAATACACGTTTTTGGCTCATCAAGGGCAATTGCTGAGTGGACTGAGAAATGTAAAGAATTACATCCTGAGTATTTCCCCGAACCAAGTGAAGAAGACCTTCCATAATGATAGGGTTTGTGTATAGATGGCATGATTTAGATACAGATATGTATTATATCGGTAGTCATCTTGGCACGCCTGACGATGGTTATGTTGGTAGTGGGTTGTATTTTCAAAGAGCATATAAGAAACGGCCTAATTCATTTAAAAGATCAATAATTTATATAGGAAGAAATTTTAGACAAATGGAAGAATGGCTATTATCTAATGTAGATGCGGCCAATAATGTTAATTATTATAATCTAAAAAACACTTCCATTGGAGGAGATACGCGTAGCGGAAGTAGGAATAGCCCACAACACAACAAAAAGGTATCTTTAAAGAACAAAGGCAAACAATTATCTGAAGAGCAAAAAGAAAAAATATCTAAATCTTTAACCGGCAAAAAAGCCTCTAAGCAAACTAGGGATAAGATGTCAAAAAAAAGAAAAGGACACCTCAATCCTTTTTATGGCAAATCGCATACAAAAGAAACAAAAGCCACTATAAGCCACTTAAATAAAGGTAAGAAGAATCCTATAGAATCTATGCAGAAAACATGGGAATCAAACAAGAAAAAAGTTTATTGTGGGGAACTAGACATTACATTTGAGTCAATATCAGAATGCTCAAAAAAATTAGGGTTATCACCATCAACCATATCGAACATGATAGCAAATAGAGTAAAAAATAGATATAAAATAAATAAAATAAAACCATGAAAACCTTTTTAGACGAAATAGGAATTAACATCATGCAATCCGTTGCGGGGTTGTTAGGCTCACTTTTGTTTCTTGGAAAAGAAGGGGCTAAGAACATCAAGCAATCTTTATTTGCCATCATTACGGGTACGGCTTCGGCTAACTATTTAACACCCGTTATCATGGAATTAACCAAGATTGAAAACACTAAATACGAAAACGGAATTGCTTTTATACTTGGCTTCATTGGGTTAAAAGGAGTTGAGGCAATTAGCAAACGTTTCTTTAAAGAAAAAATACAAGATGGAACTACTACAAATAATAAATGAGGTAGCCAATTTATTGGTTTGCGTCAACGCAACGTTGTTCTACATCTTCGTGTTTGGTAGGCAAGTATCAAGAATTGACAAACTTCCATTGGCAGAAAAGGTATTACTTAGAGTAGGATTGGCTTTACCCGCAGTAATGGGTTTATGGAATGTATTGTATATGAGTTACCCACCAAATGCGGAAATTTTAATGAATGTTGGATATGCTTGTTTGTTTACATGGGCAAGTATATTTCACTATAAACAATTTGTAAAGAAAAAATGAGATGGGTTGCAATAGTTGTATTATTTGCATCATGTTCTGCAAACTGGCATCATAAGCAAGCTTGCAAAAAAGACAGTGCTTACTGCAATACTTCTATTGTAATTGATACCTTTACAATTCGTGATACATTTATCCACAAACAAGTAGATACGCTTAGTTATTTAGACACTATTCGTATAGATACTGGCTCTGTTAGGGTTGAAGTAATAAGAAAACATGATGTTTTTACTACCACTATAACTCAAAAGCCAGATACTTCGTATATTACAATCACAAAACAACTACCCCCAAAGGTCATAACCAAGTACAAAACACCCATTTGGGTCTACGTTTGCCTTGGTATAATTACCCTTTTGTTGTTAAAAATAAAGCTATGAAGACAAATGTACACGTACTACGGAATGAATTTGCTCCCAAAAAAGTATTACTCATCTCAGACATACACTGGGATAACCCAAAGTGTGACCGTGAGTTACTTAAGCGTCACCTTGACCAAGCCAAAGAAATAGGCGCAGATATACTGCTTAATGGGGATACATTTTGCCTCATGCAAGGAGCTTATGATCCGCGTAAAAACAAGTCAGATATCCTACCAGAACACAACAAATCTAACTATCTTGATGCTGTCGTGAATGATGCGGTTAAATGGTTTTCACCATACGCTCACCTTATTAAAGTGGTAGGTTATGGCAATCATGAAACCAACATCCTAAAGCGACAAGAAACAGACGTTATTGAACGTTTTGTATATGGACTGAACTCAACCAATGACACCAATGTAGAGGTTGGAGGGTATGGTGGTTGGATAGTGTACAACTTTTATCGCGAGAATAGTAGCGGCAAAGTCAATTTTAATATCAAGTATTTCCACGGTTCAGGTGGTGGTGGGCCAGTGACCAAGGGAACGATTCAATTCAACAGAATGTCTACAATGGTTGAAGGCGCTAATTTAATATGGATGGGTCACGTTCACGAAGACCATGAGTTGACCTACACCGTCGAAAGGCTAACACAATCAAATAAGGTAAAACTTAAAGATATTTTGATGGTTCGTACTGCAACTTACAAAGAGGAATACAACAAAGGTAGAGGTGGTTGGCACGTTGAACGTGGAGCAAGCCCAAAGCCTTTAGGCGGTAGATGGTTGGAGCTACATCCTGAGAGAATAAGAAAAGATGGTAAAGAAGAATTAAAAGTAAATGCTTTTACGTATAAAATAATATGAAGATAGACGTTAATTATATATTTCTAGAAAAACACGTTGATCCCTTATACGAAATGATAGGATTAAAAGCTGATTTTGAAGAGATAGAAGTACTTAGAGAGGGTGTTTTGGATCTGACTAAAGTAGTAGCAGCCTATGCTAGTTTTGATTGTACAGAGGTAATATTTGGTAATGGTGAAAATTATTACATAGATTTGCCCTTCGAACAATTTAGACTTTTATGGATGACAACGTGAACAAGCCGGAACACTATCAAGGAGAGATAGAGTGCATTGACGCCATAGAAGCAGCAATGTCACATGAAGAATTTATTGGTTACTTACGTGGGAATATTTTCAAGTATAATTGGCGGTACAGAAATAAAAACGGAATTGAAGACCTACGAAAAGCAGAATGGTATTTACGAAAACTTATTGAAAAAACACAACAATATGGCTAATTTAAAAGACGTAAACTTTGATTACATCAAGAAATGGGAAGGTGGCCTAAGCTGCCATAAATTGGATAGCGCTTCAAGGCACGTAGTTCCAGATACAGCGGAATACCCTAACCCTAAAGGATACCACACTAACGTGGGCGTGACATTCCAAGCATGGGCCAGTATCCACGGTCGTAGCGACAAATCTGTACGCGATTTTTATAAGATGCCTAAAGAGAAGTGGGTGCAAGTATACAAGTGGTATTGGGATGTTGTTGGTGGATCAAGAATAAACAATCAAATCATTGCTGAGTTCTGTGCTGATTTCGCATGGGGGTCAGGAACTACTGCTTGCTTCCAAATGCAAAAGTTCCTAAACTCTGAGTATGGCTATGAGCTAGGCGTAGATGGCAAGATTGGTAAGCGTAGTATATACGCTATGAATGAGGCTATAAAAAAAGAAGGCCCAGTAAACGTATACAAGGCCCTCTATGAGTGGAGATGTGATTGGATTAAAGGTATCCCATCGTTTAAGGATTTTGGTCGGGGCTGGATGAATCGTCTTGAGGACTTTCATCAATGGGCTTTATCAGTTCTTGAATCTGAGTAGCCTTATTTTGTTGCATATCTTGCTGCTCAAACTCTGAGTACATACCCATCATGATTTCTGGAGCGTAAAGCCTTCCAAAAAAGGCAGCTGCCCTATATCTCATCATTAGCTCAGGCATTGTTTTCCATTTACTACCCGGTTTAGTCGACCAGCCTTCTGATTTTGCCATTTCTAGCGTAATCCAAGGGCCTTCGAGTACTT